CAATTTGTCCCAGAAAAAGAAAACAACGAGATTTGCCCATATGACTATTGACCAATTGAAGGAAAAAGCGCGCGATAACAACTTAAGGCGCTGTATTCTTCGTTCTCTGATTTTGGAAAGTGATTTTGCAAAGGCCGGATCAAAGTTTGATCTTCTTGTGATGAGCTTTCGCGATAATGCGGCTGTGTTCCAGAAATACGGACCAAACAAACAAATGCGGTTTTACAACATTCGTGTTGCTGATCGCACTGTGCGTGTGAGCGTCAATTTGCGTGAAGAATTCACTCCCGAGATTTGGCGCCATACTATGGATTTTGTCACTTTGGATGCGCAGGGGCTTTTTAGTATCGATCATAATCTTTCTTTAAGCTTGGGAGATGGACCTCTTTTGCAATTAATTCAATCTTTGACGCATGTTGCCTCTAATTTTCTTGATTTTGCGAACGATTCTGCCCGGGTTGTTGGGATAGCTAGTTTTATCGTGCGTTCTGTGCGTATGTTATTTTCAAAAACCTTTGATGTAATGGAGGCTGTTCTATTGATGATCGAAGGTCTTGCTAGAGTGACAGATTTAAATAAGGTAGTTGAATTGGCTCAAACTTTGGCAGGACACTTGTCAAACGTTCATAATTGGTTATGTAATAAGCTTGTCGCGCATGCGGGACCAGAGATAGATCCCATTGCTTCTTTGGCCACCGTGTTTTGTGTGATCTTTGGATCAAGCATATTGAAGGTGGTTCCGAAGGGTTCTCAGATTGATGAAGCAGTGAATGGTTCGATCAAACTCGGAAACCTTATGCGTGGTCTTTCGAATTCCTGGTCTGTCATTGAAAAAGTGGCCAGTTATATTTTTGCAAAAATTTTTGAGTGGCAATATGGTGTTCCCCCTCATATTGCAAAGCTGGAAGAATGTATGCTTGGAATAACTGATTGGTATAAGCAAGTACAATCTTTGGTTTCGCTTCATACTCCAGACGAAATTGGACGCGATTCTACTAAATGTGCTGAGGTTGAAACTTTGTACTCTCAAGGAGTGCGATTTTCTGCCATGATTGGAGATTTCAAATTTGATAAAAATATTGTGCTTGGTTTCCAGACGCACTTTCGTGTCATACAAGCGTGTTATGATCGTGCACAATCGTCTGGAGCTTTTCGTGGTGGACCCCGAGTTGAACCTATCGTAGTTTTAATTCATGGTCAATCAGGAGTTGGTAAAAGTGGTATGATGTTTCCTTTGGCTATTGATCTTTTGCGTATTGATGGTATTCCCAATGGTGATTTCACACAACAAATTTACAATCGAAATATAGAACAAGAATTTTGGGATGGATATCGTGGTCAGCGTGTAGTAATTTATGATGATTTTGGGCAGATGCGAGATAGTCAAGCTAACCCTAATCTTGAATATTTCGAGTTGATTCGATGCGGAAATTTGGCCCCAATGGCATTACATATGGCTACTATTGAGGAAAAAGCTAAGACTTTCTTCAAATCTCGAGTGGTCATACTTACATCTAACACTGCGCGTTTCGCGCCGGAATCTTTAACGTGGCCAGATGCAGTGCGTCGTCGTTTAGATATTTCTGTTGAAGTCACAGTGAAGCGGGAGTATGCCAAATATTGTGAAGCTTCTCACGTTTGGCGCGTAGATCCGGTGAAGGTATTCAAGAAATTAGGAGTGCATCAATCGATGGATGTGTATAATATTTGGGAATGTGATATTCACACTGGACACCACATTTCCAATGTACCTATGTCGTATGATAAGTTTCAAGAGAAGTGTGAACAAATTTATAGAGTGCGTTTCGAGCGTTCGTCTCAACTGTTTTCGTTTCTCCAGGAGCGAGCAGATGCGCCAAAATATGAAGACTTGGCCGCACAATTGTATGTACCAGAACTTCAAGAAACTGGTGTGGTAGTGATGCGTGATTGCGTGAAAGCCTTTAAAGATTTTGCCCTTTTGGATTTTGCGATGTTGTGTGATTTTGGATTGGAACAATGTGCCGATCTTTTTGATTGCCCTACACGACTGTGGCTTAATACATCAGTAGATGCTGTGCGGCGAAATCGTGTGACGATCAAAGAAGGTTATTCATTGTTCCTTGAATTGTGTGAACAGGCTTGTTATCGTAAGGATGTTGTAGAGCATGTGACTTGGAAACTAGATCATAAAGATGAGAATGATCCCTTATCCTTTCTAGAGTTAGATCCAGAACAACGTTTTCCTTGTATGATTCATTTTATTCAAAATCGGATGGTAATTCGTAATTCCAAGGTGAAGCAACTTCAAATAATTCTCAAGAAAAGTGTAGAAACTTCACAGAGTGGGGTAAAGGCTGTTTTAGAGAAAGCTCAGAGTGCTTTAAAAGCTGCGAAGTGGTATCATTTTGCTCTTGCCACAATACCTTTTGTTGCAATCTTGTGGTATATGTATCAAAAACCAAAAGAAAACCACGCGCTCAATCGTATTGAATCCATGAAGCAAATGACTTCAGAAGATGTTACGCATCTAATGAGTGGCCCCGTGATAGAATTGGGATCTAGTGCTGATCCAAAAACTGCAACTATTAAAAAAACAGTTGTGGAACTTGGTTCGAGTGCTGATCCAAAGACTATGAACGTGAAGAAGGCTGTGGTGGAAGGTGACTTATTGGAAGCAGAATACATGTTGGATAAAGATGGAAAATGCTGTGTGTGTGGAAGTGATACGGATCCGGTCATTATGTTGCATGGTATTAAGATGCTTGCATGTGCTATTTGTTTCGGAAAGATGATGAAGACGGCACCCCCGGGTACCCTTGGATCTTTGTTGTTCGCGCCAACTACTGCCGTGGAATTACAAAGTGACGAATCACTTCAGTTGAAGGACAAACGATTGCAGGCGCAACTACAATTGGATCCAAATGCGTTTGCTATTTCAAAGAAAGTGTTGAATAACATATATGAGTTTCAATTGGAGATAGAAGGAAAATGGTCAGCAAAGATGAAATTGTGTATGATCCGTGGGCGAGTAGGCTTGACCGTAGCCCATTTGATACCGTATTTGAAACTAGCGTCACGAGTGAGGTTGTATAATAAGAATGTACCTGATGGGCATATTTTCCCGATTGGGAAAATTTCGTGGGAGATAGTTTTGGATGCAGCGCAACGCCCAAAGGATCAAATCTTGGTGTGTTTTCCATCAGACCTCCATGATCACGCTGATTTGACTGGTTCGATTGCGGATTCGGTAACGATGTCGTCCTTTGGTCGGTGTTCTGCCGTTTTGTGTGTGCCCTTTGATGGTGGTGCTCTAATGAAGTATGGCGAGATTAAGGCTTTCGACCAAAATGTCATATCCTATTTTGATGGGGATCGAGAACTAACGATCAGAGATAGGTATGAGTATACATCCCTGGAAACAACGCGAGGAGATTGTGGATCTATTCTTATAGCTATTGGTTCTCACTTGCCCAAGAAAATTCTTGGTATACATGTTGCAGGGAATGTTGGACTTGGAGTTGCCTCTCCATTAGCCGTGAAGGACATCTTGCGTACCATGAATTCTTTTCCGATTCAGGCACACATTTCATTGGATGTTGATATGTACTTGATGTCGCAGGCCGCTTTTGATGAGATAAAGAAACCGGAGGGAAACTTTGTGACAGTGGGTACGTCTAAGATTCAGGTTGCTAGTCCCTCAAAAACCGCGTTGCGACATTCCAAGTGTCATGGTAAAATTATTGAGTCACTCACGGCTCCTGCTGCATTGAAACCAATTTTTGTTGAAGGGAAATTGGTGGACCCTATGTATAATGGACTTAAGAAAGCTGGCCAAATTCCGCCATCGTTGAATGATGAGTATTTGGACGCAGCTATAAATGATGTTATGAGAATTGTGTGTTCGAACATCCGTGAGAGTGATTGTCGTGTTTTGTCTAATCTTGAAGCTGTTACGGGTGTAGAAGGCGATGATTGTCTTCCCCCTATCAAACGTAGCTCTTCTGCCGGGTATCCTTGGATAGCCGATCGAAAAGGGCTGGGTAAAACAAAATGGTTGGGAAGTGACACTTATTCGCTTTCTCCGGATGTCGAATTTGTTATGCAGGAGCGCGAGCGTTTGGCGAAGTTAGGAATAAGATATCCAACGTTCTGGATTGATACATTGAAAGATGAACGGCGCCCATTGGACAAAGTTGCGGTTGGAAAAACAAGAGTTTTTTCAGCTGGACCAATGGACTTTACGTTGTCCTTCAGGAAATATTTTCTAGGGTTTGCTGCACATTGTACGCGTAATCGTATTGATAATGAGATATCTGTGGGAACAAATGTTTATTCCCAAGATTGGACAAAAACCGCTAAGAAGTGTACTGTGAAGGGTTCGAAAGTGATAGCGGGGGATTTTTCAAATTTTGATGGTACTCTCCTCCTACCTATCTTGTATCGTATTCTGGACATTGTCAATGAATTTTACGGTGATGGTGAAGAGAATGCTCTTGTGCGACACGTTTTGTGGAAAGAGATTATAAATTCAGTACATGTGTGTGGTAATAATGTATATATGTGGACGCATTCCCAGCCGTCTGGTTGTCCGATCACAGCGATTTTGAATTCTATTTTTAATTCTGTTAGTATGCGTTATTGTTGGATGGTGGTTTTTCAGAAGGAGCCAATCATGCAATCGATGAAAATGTTTAATAAACATGTCGCTATGGTTTCGTATGGTGATGATAATGTGATAAATATTTCGGACGACATCTGTGAAAAATTCAATCAATTGACTATCGCTGAAGCTTACGCCACTCTGGGAATGGTGTACACTGATGAAGGAAAATCAGGGGAGATGGTAAAATATCGTGATATTGAAAATGTCGCATATTTGAAACGCAAATTTGTGTGGAGTGAGGATGAAATGATTTGGCTTGCCCCTTTGGCAATGGACACCGTATTGGATATGACAAATTGGATTCGTGGGGATCTCAACCAGGAAGCTTCCACAATTGAAAATTTAGAAACTTCCGTGTTTGAACTTTCCATTCACGGAAAAGAGGTTTTTGACCATTGGTTACCGAAATATGTGAAGGCTTCTCGTATGTTTTCAGAACGGCCAAAATTTCTTACCTTCTCTGAGTATCGACATTCTGAAGCTGTGAAATATGGTCGTATGAATGAATAGTTAAATCTATTTCAGGGACTAGCTGATTATCGCCGTTGTCAGCTTGTAGCAAAACCCTTAGAAATAGTCGCGTATCGTTCTTTTGAATGTGTGTGAGTGGAGAGCTTTTGCTCTATGTTAGGTGTGTGCCACTTTAAATATAGGCTATCTAACCGGCGCGTGTGTATTAGAGAAGTTTGATTGCACCTCTTTGAATGCGTTAATTCTTGTAATCGCTAATAAAAATTTATCATATTGTGTTATGTGTGGCAAATATAT